TATATAGTGCTATTAGATGAATTTCTTTATAAAATCGGATTTGATGTTGATAGTGGCAAGATAAAGCAGATAGAACAAGGGCTAAAAAATATTTCTAACGTTGCCAAACAAACAGCCCAGCCTATTAGCGACGCAGTAAAAGCTGGCATGGAAAGAAATGCCGAGCTAATAGCAAAATTAGAGCAAGCCAAAAATCAAGGCGTAGAGTGGTGTGAGGAAGCTAAAGGGCAAGCCGAGGAACTCACCACTAGTTTTCACGAAGTGGCAGAAGCCGAGGAGAAGGTCGGCGAAAAAGCAAAAGAAGCAGCAAAAGAGACCAAAAAACTAACCGAGAAAAAGCCAGCTATTGGGCTAAAACAAGAGTTTGACGGGCTAAGAAACAAGTTTTTGTTAATCGGGGCGGCAGCAACGGCAGCAAGTGGGCTAATAGCCAATTATTTAACTGTGCCACTTCAAAATATCCAAGAGCTAGCTAAACAAAAAAATAAATTGTTTGATATAACTCAAGCCGAAATAGATCAGGCGAAAGAGTACCAAGATCGCCTGCAAGAAAGCAAGACGGCAATGCAGTCTATCACTACACAAGTAGCACTAAAGCTAGTCCCAGTCGTTAATCAAAGTCTAAAAGGGTTTAATAATTTTCTAAAAGCAAATAAGGCATTGGTGGTTGAGGGGCTAACTAATGTCTTTAAATGGATCCTAAAGCTCGGTCAAGTTTTTACAAATACGTTTAGATTTTTGAACAAAGTAATAAGTAGCACGATAGGCTGGAAAGCAGCGCTATTAATTCTTGTCGGCGTTTTGGCGGTCGTCAAGCGTGCAATGCTGGCGGCATTTTTAACCAACCCTATCGGCTGGGTAATTTTGCTAATAGGCGGTCTTATTTTACTAATTGACGATCTAATGACCTATTTAGACGGCGGCGAAAGCTTATTTGGTGACTATTGGAAGCCTTGTATCGAGTGGGGCAAAAAAGCCATAGCGTTATACAAAGAGATTGAACCAACGATTAAAGAAGTTTGGGATTTTGTGGTTAATTTTATTACCGAAAGCGTAAATGCAATAATTGCCCTCTTTGAAGTGTTATATGGCATTTTTACGGGCGATTGGGAGCTAATAAAAAAAGGTTTTAAAGATGTAGGCGACGCTATCCTTAAGGCGTTTGAAGTGCCATTTAAATGGATTAAAAGACAATATGACGAGTACATAGCTCCGATTATCAACGCCGTTAAAAATTTTGATATAGGTCAGACCGCTAAAGATATGTGGGAGGGAACAAAAAATTTATTTGGCTTTGGTAACGATACGCCAAAAGCAGCGATAGCGACGCAATACGCAGATAATAATCGAACGAGTACATACAACGGCGGGGATGTAACAAACACATACAACATAACAACCCAAAATCCTGAAATGGTTGAGCGCATAATGCAAAAACAAAATCAATTAAATTTAGCAGCTGCTTATCATAATGTGGGAGGTGGCTACTAATGGTTGAAGTAACAAGCCGTAAGATAGGCACGTTTAGACTAGACGCAACCGAGCAAGAAAATAATAAAAGCACACTACGCACTACTAAAAATCCGATAGAAAGCGGTGCAAATGTAGCAGATCACGCCGTGCTAGAGCCGAAAGAAATAACAATCAATGGCAAAATAGTGGCTTATGAGCCGCCTAGCTTTACGCAACTTGACGAGATTATGCAAGTAGTCCGTTTTAACTTGCCATACATAAAAACCGCCCATCGTTTTACGCAAAAGGCATACAAACTCTACAACAACGTAAAACATATAAAAAACGAGGCGATGCGATATGCTAGGATTTTTGGCGTTGATAAAAAAGTGCGAGAGATAGCACCATTTTTAACTGACGGAAAAGAAAATAAGGATAATAGCACCGCCAAAAATAGACTACAGAGCCTATACGAAAAGCTTTTAGAAGTGCAAAAGAGCGGCGAGTTTTTGATCGTGACAACTGGGGTAAAAACATATAGGAATATGTTAATTACGAGCATTGAAGTAACTACTGAAAGCGACCTATACGCTGACGTTACACTCACGCTCGAGGAGGTTTTTATCGTTGAAACAAAAACGGCGAAAGGACTAAACGTAGGGCTAAATGGCAGTAAAAGTGCCGTAAATTTAGGCAAGACCGAGCCTAAACAAAAGAAAACAAGTCTTTTAAAGGATATATTTTGATTTACGAAATAATGACAACGACCGAGCTAAAACAAACGCAAAATTTTAATATATTCGGCATGGAGCTAGAGCTAACCCTTAAGTATAACGAGGTTGGCGCAGTTTGGCAATATGATTTAACCGATCTAAACACAAATAAAATTTTGGCTTTTAATAAGGGCTTAGCGGTTAATGCGCCAAGTCTTATTAATAAGAACCTACCTTTTATTTTAATGCTAGTTGATACCACAAAAAGTGGCGTTAATTGTGTAGATTATAGTGAGCTAGGCGAACGCTTGAAGCTTTACGCCGTCGATAAAAAGGAGTTTAACGCGGCGATGAGCGAGATAGCAAAGGATAGGACGTGAGGCAATACGGCAGACGCTACCGCTTAGAAATAGGTAACAATAAGCAAAGCATAGTAATAGATAATCTCGCAATTAGTTTTAGCATCGAAAAGACGATAAGCGAAGAGCCGAATACTAGCAAAATAGAAATTTACAATCTAAACGCCAATAATCGCAACCAAATAGCAAACAAGATTTTTAACCAAGTGAAATTATTTGCAGGCTACGACGAACCAAGATTAATTTTTGTAGGACAAATAACGCAGGCTTATACCAGCCGTAATGATTTAGATTTTATTACCCATATTGAGTGCGGCGACGGACAAAACGACTACTCAAAATCTAGACTATATACAACGCTAAAAGCTGGCGTAAAGGATAGCGACGTAGTAAATATGTGCGTTAAAGCAATGTCAAGCTCAAAGCAAGGCGTGGTAGATTTGCCAAGAGATAAAGCCTTGCCAAGATGTAAAGTATTAAGCGGCAATATAAAAGACTATTTAAAACACGTAGCCAAAAACAACGACGCCAACTGGCATATATTAGACGGCAATTTAAACATTTTACCAAAGAATAAAGTAATCAACGATAGCGAGGGGTTTGTTTTAAGTGAAAAAACTGGCTTAATCAATAGCCCTGAAAAGACAGACGACGGACTAAGGGTTACGTGCTTATTAAACCCTAAACTAAATATCGGCTCGCTTGTGCGAATACAATCAATTTTAAGCGAATATGATGGTGATTATAAAATAACCCAGCTAACGCATAGTGGCGATTTTCTAAACGATACGTGGCAAACGGAATTAATCGCAATAAACGGAAAATTTCACAAAGTAGAGAAAAAATGAACGATCCAAATTTAACGCAAATTTTTGATAGCGGGTTATTAAGTTTTGAGGCAGGGGTACATACGGCGCTACCTGCTAAGGTGCTTAAATTTAATGCAGGCGACAATACGGTGCAAGTCGAACTAATGATAAACGAGCTAAAACGTGACGGCGTGAGCGTGCCATTACCGCCGATAGATGATGTGCCGGTGCAATTTTTTAGGGGTGGCGATTTTGTAATTACTACGCCAATAAGAAAGGGCGATCATGGGCTTTGTGTATTTGCTGAGCGTTGCATTGACGGCTGGTTTGCTAGTGCAGCAAAAAGTGAGCCACTAGATTTTAGGCTACACGACTACTCGGATGGCTTCTTTTTAACTGGCTTTAGCCCACGCCCAGAAGCGGTTAAAGATGTGGATTTAGACGGCGTTTGCATGCGGACGCTAAGCAAAAGCACCTACCTAAAACTAACCGAGGGAAAAATCATAATCAAGGGCAACATAGAGCAGACAGGCGACTACAAGCAAGTAGGAAATAAAAATCTAGTTGGCAATTTTTCACAAGTCGAGGGCAATAGCGTAAGTAGTGGCACAATTACCGCCAAAGATATGATAGGTAGTGGCGTAAGTTTAAAAAACCATACACATGGCGGTGATAGCGGTGGCACAACCACACAACCGAATTAAGGGGAATAAGTGAGAGTAAGGGCGATAGATAGAGAGGGCGACTGGCTACTAGGGCATAAAGTGGATAGTACTGCAATAGCACAAAACGTTAAAACGCAAATTTTAAGCCTTTACAATGACTGGTTTTTAGATTTTGAAAACGGCGTTAGGTGGTTTAACTATTTATCAAAAAATCCTAACACTGACAAAATGCGAGACGAGATAAAACGGCAAATCTTAAGCGTTGAGGGCGTTAGCAGTTTGGAAATTTTAAACATAAACACAAACGAA